GCGTAGCCAGCATGTTCGATAGAGATGGACTGCTCGTTCAAATCAAACTGGTCAACTGCCCAAGCAGTATCTTCCTCGTTAACCGTCTGGATAATGTCCTTGTCATCCACCATGTAATGGGCAGAGGCTTGCGGAGCGTTATCGCCAGCGAACCAGAGAGCTACCTGCTTGGCACGGCCTTCGGTCTGTGGTGTTTCCATGGTGTGTATGACGATGAGCTTGATGGGTTTGCCATCACGCCCTGGCGTGTAATGCTTTGCTTGTATGAATGGGTAAGTCATTGCCAGATAAGTCTTTCTGCTAAGTCTCCTGGGTTACACAGGTCCGCCTCTTGGCAGATGGGAAAGCCTGCTTCTGCGTAGCATTCAGCTACCAGTTCAGAGCAGATGTAACCTTCATGTCGTGCAAGATAATTGATGAGCACATGCGGAAAGATCTTTACGCCTAGGGCACGGAATGCCAGCATGACAATAATACCGAAATTGTATGGCCGTCCGACTGCTGACTTGGCGTGATCAACAATTTTTGCTCGTTGGTCATCGGATAGTTCTTCATGCATGTTCCATGCGATGCGTGGGTAGTTAGCAACTGGGCTAACAGTAACGCCAGTAGGATTAGCTTCAACGATCTGACCATTACCAATATAGATAAACGCATGGTTCCAGCGTGACACCGTTCCTAGTTTAATAAGTTTGGCAAAAAAACCATTGCTGCTGACTACCCCGTAGTCACCAATGCGTGGTTGGTAGGTCATTTCTTATCCTCAATCAAATCTTCCAAATGCTCAATCTCTTGCTTTTCTAATTTAAGAATGTGGCGGATGATAAGAGCATCACGCTTAGTCTGACCAATCATGGCAATACCGATGATAAGTTCTACTGTTACTGCTAGCCATGAGGCTAGGTTCATCCACTTAATGTAGGCATGAGTATCGGTGAACCATGTTGGTTGCCACCACCATACAAAAGTAACAGCAGACCAAAAGCATACAAAGAACCAGTTACGGATAATGCTTTGGACTTTCCAGGATGCTTGCTCAGCAAAAGTTAGAAAATCGCCTGTATCTGGGTGCACATATTTTTTCTTAAAAAATTTTTTAAGCATTGTGCTCCCTAATGTGCTGTTCAAACTTGCCATTAAGGGTTGCTACATCAACCGCTATATTCTGCTGCTTTTCAATCAAGGTCTGAACCATTGGAATGACCTGCTTGCGGATAGCGTCATTAAGAGAACTGCCCGTGTTGGGTGTTACCTCATGTTTGATTGATTTAATATCTTCAAACTCTTCACGCATGACATTTTTTACGCCATGCTTAAACACATACCAAACTCCAGTTGCCGTAGCACCAAGGGTAAATACCATGTTGTAGAGAATTGTTGTTAGATCTGCGCCTGTCACGTTATATCCTTATGAGTTAACTGTACGGAACTGGATCATGCACACACCGCCAAAGCCCGAGAAGCGTTTATCTGGTGGGGACATACGAACAAATGAAAGAGATTCGATTACGCCCTGAACTTGTTCGTTGGTCGTAAAGTCTTGAAGAATGACAACGTCACCGTTTGATTCGATTGACTCAAGCGCAGCTAGGCGCTCAAAGGCATAACCTTCATACCCAGTGGTCATGTTATAGCGGTCCATGTCAAAGTCGAAGACAAGGATTGGTACGCCAATCTCACGCTCACGAGCAACAGCTGGAAGGGACTTGAGCTGGTAGCCATTGAGCGTTGTGGATGAAAGCGTATCGCTTGTTGGGTAAAGGGTAAATCTAAATCCAACAGATTCGATTGGGCTGCTTAGGCCAGTGGCAATGTCTTGGGTTAGATCGCTGGTGCTTGTCAAGACATAAATGTCATTGATGTTGAGGGCTGGATCTACTGTAGAGATTTTGATATTGCCAGTAACGGGTGCAGTTACGCGTGGCTTGATAAGTTTGAAGTGCTTATCTTCCAAGGTAAGGTAACGGATCTGACCTGTTTGGATGTAGCCAGATGCGCAGAGCGCACCGCTGGAATGAGTATTAGTTGGATCTGTTTGAATGTATACGCCGTGGCCATTGATAGCAAACATCAAGCGGCTAGTCTTGCCATACACCGCTACGCTAGTAGCAGTTGAGTTGAGATAGGCATTGCTGACCAGCGGGCTACGAAGGTTGGTTGCGTAGGCAACCTGGTTGGTAGCAACTTCCTTGCCAAGATCTAGCTTGATCAAACCAGATGATTTGGTGCCATCACCGTTGTCGATGTAGTTAGAGACTGTGCAGTAGGCATAGCGATCATTGAACGCAATGTCGTAGACATAACCATCGGTTCCCGAAGGGGTAAGGTATGTACCGCTAGCTGGGTCATAGCCTTGAGTGATGGTTGTGAATGGGCCATAGGTAACATAGCCAGAAGATACAAAGCCTGATGTATCGATGGTGCCGATACGAATACCCTTGTTGGTTCCAAATACCATGTACTTGCCAACATAAGCACCAAGCGCAAGGATAATCTCACCCTTTGGCATATCAGCTGCGGTCAACGCCTTGTTGAGTAGGGGCACTGCGCCAGTTGTATCAAGGGAAAGACGATACACGCTGGATGAGTCTGAGTTGTAGCCACTGACATAGATAGCGTTTGGACCTTCGCAAATGCCTGTCCACTTCCATGCTGGGTTAACGTGAGCATAGATAGGGGTTGTGTTGTTAGAAGCAAGAACGATGGTTCCAGATGCTGAATTGTTTGGTGCAACGTTAGTATTTTGGATGTTCAGCGCTACGCTGGTTGGCGTAGGAACATCGATTACTTCCCATGTGCCGTTGTATGGTGAGCCGACTGAGGCTACGGTAACAAGAGAACCGATGGTGAAGTTGTGAGCCACTGGGCCAGTACCGATAATAGCCACGTTGCCAGTGTAGGAATTGCCATTTTGGCTGTAAGCGCCAAGTACTGTAGTGGTGACGTTATAGCTAACGATAGGTGTAATCTCAAAGAGGTAGTTGTTTACGCCAGCGATCAAGCGCTGCTTAACCCAGTTCATCTTGACACGATTGACTGTGCCAGTGGCAGATGTTGGATGGGTAAATACTGATGTGCCATTGGTGCCTAGTGTTAGCGGGCCTTGATAAATGCCTGTGGCGTTAGCAACATAGTAGTTTGTGCCATCAAGGGTAAGGTCTAGAATGGTGCCAGATCCGCCCCATGTGACAGTGACAGGCGATCCGCCTTGGACTACCTTGGTCAAAGTTGAGCCATCTGCTATCAAGGCAAAGTCGTTGGTGCCATCATTGCCACCCTTGACGATCATGCCTGTGCCAGTAGATGAGTAAAGCTGCTCAGTATCTGGTAGCAGGTCTACACGGCCAAGGTTAAATACCTCAACACCAGCTGACTTGTTAAAGCGTAGGTTGACCGTATCGCCTTCTACTGGCTCTTCGTAGCGAATGCCAGCGCCGTAGTGGAACGAGGACTGGCTGCGTAGCCACCAGCCTGTGAGCGTCTGCTCACCTGGTTCCTTTTGCTGATCGATCTGTTGCTTGCGGTACTGAGCTGTCTCACGCTTGTATGGGTACTTATCGTTGACGGCAAAGAAGAATGGCAGGCCAGCAATGGCACAGTCATAAGTGTTGGAAGTATTAACAAAAGTACTTCCTGAGAGCAGTGGTACACCAATCGCGTCTGTTGGCCGTTCGGCAATATGTTCAAAGCCGTCTAGTGTTGCCACCGTATCTCCTTTATTCTAGAAGGTTCACCAACGATCTGGTTCGCCCATGAGCTAGTTGTGTATAAACCTGTGTGGTGGCCACGCTTGAGTGGCGCATAAGTTCCTTAACAGCAATCAAATCGCCACCGCTCTTTTCAAGCATTGTGGTGGCGAAGTAATGTCTAAGGCTGTGGAAGTGCTTAGCCTCTGGTCCGAGGATGCGACGCATCTCGTCAGCTGCTTTCTTAGAGAACTTATTTGGATCGATGGTCCATAGGCGATCTAGCCTATTGTGGGACTTGATCATGTCAGCCACTACGGGGCTGATGGGAATAACAAGGTCAGTATTACCCTTGCCCAATACCTGAAGCATTGGACCCTCTTCTGTTTCAATTAGGTCCGCACCGCGGATTTTGGCTGCTTCCATGCAGCGTAAGCCTGCCATGCCACCCAGGATAAACCAGTCCCTGTAGGGCTGCTGAGCCTCTGCTAGCAGCTTGGCATACTCGCCCTTGGTAATGGGCTTAGGAACGCCTCTGCCAGCCTTTACATCTGGCAGATCAACCGCTGGGTTGTTGCCATTGACTAGGCCTAGCTTGTTTAAATGCTTGTAAATCGAGCGTAAGCGAGAGACATAGTTAGCCTTCGTGGACTGCTTGGTGGCAGCCAGCACGATCTTCTCTAGGTCTTCTCGCTTAGCTAGGGCAGGGTGAACGCCGATGCGGCGTATAATTTGCCAATCCGTCCGTATAACATATGGGCTAAAGCCCGATGAGTCATAGCGGTTCTTGAGCTGTCGGTATATCTCGTCCATTGGTGTTAGTTCCATAGGACAAGCCTACCACCAACTTAACCCTCTGTGGAGTGTGCTAGTTCCACATACTTGTTGTAAAAGTCGTACAAGGTTTTTGCCGTTTCCGCATCCATCTTGACGATTTTTTGGTTATCTCGGATAAGGGCGTAAGTCTTGGTTTTACCGTCAAGCATTAGGCGTGGCTGAGTTGGCTGCAAGTGTGGCTTCGTAGGTTGATTTGGTCATTGAGGTGAATTGCTCGTTGCCCCAGTCAATTGTGATTTGTTCAACGCCGTTGGCATCTGTCCAGTTAGTAATGTTCATTTATAACTCCGCGCTAACGCCTAAATAACCTGATGTTGAATTGTTTGTTTCAAACATATACATACGATATTGAGTTAAACCAGATGCAACACCTATGCCTAATTGAATAATACTATTTCCAGAATTATTTAATGAAAGACTTGTTATGGGCGCTGAAATAGAAATGTTGTCTTGTAATCGCAAAGTAGAATAATTAATAGAAGTTGGAACTGCTCGCATAGGAACTGGGCAAGAAATATCAACCAAAGCAGTTGTTGTTCCAAAAGCATATACCGAGGTACTAATTGGCGTGTAAGCATTTAATCCACCAACCTGCCAGTAATACCGTTGGCACAAGGCTAACTCTCCTTGGAGTGTGCCTGATGCGGTGGTGAATGGAGTTGCCACTGAACCAGCCTCAACCTGTACGCCCCATAAATCCATTGTTGCGCCAGCAGTTGCCGTTTGACGAATAGCCAACTCAAGACTTGAACCTGCACCAATTGTCTTACCTGAAATGCTAGGCAATGTGATTGTAAATGAATATCTTTGCCAAGTAGTTCCAAAGGTTCCGCTTGCAGTATTGGTTACAGTTGAACTGCCACCAGAGCCAAAATTTTGCCAAAGAACGATAAGCATAGAACGAGCAGAATCGGCTTTAGCCCAAAATGAAACTGTTACCGTTTGCCCTGCAAAAGTTTGGACATTTTCAATTTTTTGGTCTGCTTGAATATAAGTGCCTGAGCCAATTGAAGTGACTGCGGTACGATGAAAATAAGTTGGTTCATATCCCGCAATTGGGTTGCCCGGGGTAAATGCTTGCTGAGATACGGTTGCGGTTGCAGCATCGGTATAAAAGAACCAACGGTCAGCGTTATAAACGCTATTGCCAATTGCAGCAAAACTCGTACCTCTCTGCCAGATACCAAAATCACCATTGATGATCTTATTCTTACCAGCCACGAACGGCGCTACTGAACCACCCGTATTCTGCTCAACTGTTGAAGTTAATTGTGCGCGACTCATTTATTCACCTGCCTGTGGTGTAGAAGAGTTGGATGGAACTTTGTTGCCGTTGGCTACATAGGCCAAGTAAGCCTGATAATCGCTATTGGCTGGGTCAGTTGGGATGGAGAA